AAATAAAAAAATGATAAACTTATTTAAAAAATATAAAACTAAAAAAGAAACTGAAATAAAAATAAAAGAAGAGGTAATTTGATGTATGATTATTTAATTGTAGGAGCAGGATTATATGGAAGTATAGTGGCTAGAGAGTTAACCGATAGAGGGAAAAAGTGTTTAGTTATAGATAAAAGAAATCATATTGGTGGAAATATATATACAGAGAAAAAACATAATATTTATATACATAAATATGGTGCTCATATATTTCATACTAATAATAAAGACGTTTGGGATTATATAAATAAATTTGATAAATTTAATAGTTTTATAAATGAGCCAATAGCAATTTATAAAAATAAAGTTTATAATTTACCATTTAATATGAACACTTTTACTAAAATATGGAAAAATACAAATACTCCAAAAAAAGTTTTAGATAAAATAAATAAACAAAAAAGAAAAATAAAAAAAATTACTAATTTAGAAGAACAAGCAATCTCTATGGTGGGCAAAGATGTTTATAAAATTTTAATTAAAGGATATACAGAAAAACAATGGGGCAAAAAGTGTAAAAAATTACCAGCATCTATCATAAAAAGACTTCCAGTAAGATTAACCTATAATAATAACTATTTTAATGCTAAATTCCAAGGTATACCAGAACACGGATATACAACTATAATTCAAAACATGTTAAAAGGCATAGATGTGAAACTTAATAGAGATTATATAAAAAATAAAGAATATTATAATAATAAATGTAAAAAGATAATTTACACAGGGCAAATAGATGCTTATTATGACTATATTTATGGTAAACTTGAATACCGTAGTTTACGTTTTCAAGAAGAAACTTTAAATGTAGAAAATTTTCAAGGCAATGCAGTAATAAATTATACAGAGAAGCGAATACCTTATACTAGAATTATAGAACATAAACATTTTGCTAATTGTATAAGTAAAAAAACTATAATAACAAAGGAATATCCTTGTAAATATGATGGAGAAAACGCTTATTATCCTATAAACGATAAAAAAAATGAAAAATTATACCAAAAATATGCTAAAATTAAAAATGATAAAGTTATATTTGCTGGAAGATTAGGACAATATAAATATTTTGATATGGACAAAACAATAGAAGAGGCATTTAAATTAATAAAACAATTAGGAGAATAAATATGAAAACAGAAACAGATAGAATATTTGAAGATTTAGGTTTTGTAAAAGTACAAGGAAAAGATGGGATAACTTTTTATGATTGCCAAGGAGTGCCAATAGGATATTATGGATATATATCTTTTACAAATGGAAATGTAAAAAAAGGCATAAATGAAACTTATTATGATAAAGATATCCTAGAAAAAGCGATAGAAGAAAAGAGAAAAGAATTAAGTAAGCATCAATAAGATGCTTTATAGAGGTTTAGTTTAATTAGAAAAATATCGGGCTCCAAATCCGAAGAACTGGGAGCATAACCTAGAACCTCTGCCAAATAAAAAGGAGAATATATGAAAATAGAATTAAATGGAATAGAATATGAAATAAGAGAAGTAAGCCAAACCGAATATAAAGAGTTAAGACTTAAAGAAGATGAAGATACAGGATGTGATCCATCAGACACAAAAAATGGAATTTACTTTGGAGCATCACATCATTACACTAGCAAAATATATTTAGATGCTACTTTACCAAAAGATAGAAAAAGAAAAACATTATTACACGAATTAACACATTGTTATATAGCAGAATACATAACACATGAAGATAAAACATTCGATGGTGAAATGGTAGCAGATATAGTTGCTAATAGTTTTGATATAATAAATAACATAGTAAAAAAATATTTTAAGGAGAAATAAAAATGGAAAGAGAATTACAAGATATAATAAATAGTATACATAATGCAATAGACGATAATAAAATAGACATTATGAATTTATTAAAAAAAGATTGCAAAGAAATGTATATAACTTTTACAATACAACCAGATGAATTATTAACTGTGAATATAAGTGCAGACAAATTAATAAAAAGCAGTTTATACAAAGAATATAGAACAGGGAGGATAAAACAATGAACTTTTTAAACCTATTAACATTACTATTAATAGCATTAAAACTAACACACGTAATAAACATAAGTTGGGTATTAGTATTATGCCCATTATGGGGGCAAATAATATTTTATATAATAACTAGTATAATAGCCAAAATAACAATTAATTCTTTTATTAAAGAGTTTAAAAAAGAGTTCACAAAGGATGATAAGAAATAATGGCTAATGAGCAAAATTTAAAACCTTGTGAATATAAATTAAGCCGAGAAGAAGCCAAGAAAGGTGGATTAGCTAGTGCAGAGTCTAGGAAAAAGCGAAAAGCAATAAAAGAACAAATGGAATTATTACTAAGTTTGCCATTAAAAAACGAAAAAGCAAAAAAGCAATTAAGTGAGTTAGGAATAGAAGAAAGCGAAATGACAAACCAAATGGCAATGATAATAAAAATGTATCAAACAGCCTTAAGTGGTGGTAAGAGTAGCGTAAGTGCATTTAATAGTATAAGAGACACAATTGGGGAGGGAATAACACAACAAGTACAAGTAACACAGGTACCTAAAATAAATGATGATGTACCTAAAGAATAGGAGATGATGTAAAAGTGAATTTAACAGACGCTGTTGCACCATCTTTTTATGAAGTACACAATGCAGTGAAAGAATGTAAATATACACATATATGGTTGAAAGGAGGGCGTGCTAGTTGTAAATCTTCCTTTATCGGTATAGAATTACCATATAATATAATGCTTGACGCACAGAATGGAAAAAGGACAAATGCAGTTGTACTAAGAAAAGTTGCTAATACGTTGTATGATAGTGTGTATAACCAGTTATTATGGGGTATACATAAGCTAGGAGTAGAACAATATTGGAAAGTAAGCAAATCACCAATGGAAATGGTTTATTTACCAACAGGACAAAAGATTATATTTAGAGGTGCAGATGACCCTTTAAAATTAAAATCAACTAAATTCAAAATAGGTTATTGCAAATACATATGGTATGAAGAAGCTAGTGAGTTCTTTGGTATGGAAGAAATAAGAAATATAAACCAAACATTTATGCGTGGTGGAAGCGAGTATATTGTATTTTATTCATACAACCCACCTAAGTCAGTTAATAACTGGGTTAATGCAGAAGCATTAGAAAAAAGACCTGATAAGTTATTGCATACTTCTACATACTTGACAGTACCTAAAGAGTGGTTAGGAGAACAATTCTTTTTAGAAGCAGAACATTTAAAGAAAACAAATGAATTAGCATATAGAAATGAATATTTAGGTGAAGCTACTGGAACTGGTGGGGCTATATTTACTAACCTAGAATTAAGAAGTATAACAAATGAAGAAAAGAAACATTTTGATAATATAATAGATGGGTTAGACTTTGGATATGCAGTAGACCCAGCCTGTTATGTACAATGCTATTTTGACAAAACGAGAAAAACATTGTATATTTTTAATGAAATTTATAAAACAAACTTAAGCAATGCAAGATTAGCACAAGAAATAAAGAAAATAAAAGTAGGACAAGGGTTTATAACTTGTGATAGTGCTGAGCCAAAATCTATTGATGAATTAAGAACATTAGGTTTAAGAGTAAAAGGCGCAAAAAAAGGACCTGATAGCATAGATTATGGCATTAGATATTTACAAAGCCTAGAAAAAATAGTTATAGATGATGAAAAATGTCCAAACACAACAAGAGAATTTAGCCTATACGAATATGAGAAAGACAAATTTGGTGAATTTAAAAGCAAGTATCCAGATGTTAATAACCATAGTATAGATGCAACTAGATATGCAATAGAAGATTATACTAATAATAATAGAATGACATTTGGGTTTAGAAAGATAGTATAGGAGGAATGAAATGCTAAAAATTGCTAATATAGAAGAAATAACAAAAGAGGATATACCTGCATTAATTAACAGAATAGAGCCAATATTAGATAAAAGAAGAAGATTGCATGATAGATATTCTAGGTATGCTGATGATAGAACATTATTGTGGAGCAAAGATAATGATAATACTAAAATAACATTTGAAAAGTTTTTAACTGATTTAGCAACAGGATATACAGCAGGAGCGCCAACATATACAGTTAATGATACTCAAGACGAAGAAAAAAAAGAATTAATAAAAAAACTACTAGATAGAGAAGTAGGAGATGAAGATTATAAGCAGTCTATGGAAATTATAATTAAGTACATAACTGATTATAATGACGATGGAGCACAAACGTATGAATTATTTCATAACTTATTCGAACTAACAGGTTGTTATCAATTAATGTATGAAGATGAAGACAATGAAATAAGATATGTTAATTATGATCCACTACAGACAGTAGCAGTATGGGGGTATGAATTACCAACAGATGACCATTTAAGGGGTTTAATACGTAAATGGGATGAAGAAACAATAAAAGGTGGGTTAATAAAAAAAGTCGAAATAACAGATAAAAACGGCACTAGAACATATGCAATGAATAATATGACACAAGAAGTAAAAGAAGAAGATAATGAGAACCATAATTGGGGGCAAGTACCAGCAATAGCAGTAGAAAGCGATTTTGCTTTATTTGAACCTTGTGAAGATTTAATAAGGGCATATGAACAATTAATACAAAATACAAGAAATGTATATCAGTACAACGATGATGCTATGTTAAAGGTAGTAGGATATACACCTATAAATGACCCAGTAATAAGAGATGAGAATGGCAATTTAATAAATAACCCTGCTTATAAGCAAGAAGTTGAGGCAATAAGAAATATGGGAGTATTCTTTACACCTGATGGAAATGGTGATGTCGCTTGGATAACTAAAGCAATTGATGCAAGTGGAATAGAAAGCGTATTGAAAATATATGTGGATTTAATATTCCAATTATCAGGTATACCAAACACGAGTGACTTAGCGTTTAATAGTACAGACTTAAATGCAAGTGCCATTGATAGAAAGTTCTATATAATGAATATGGCTACTACAAATGCAGTTAAGCAGATTAAAAGGGCATTATTAAAACGTTGGGAAATTATATTTGAAAGAATAAATATTAAAAAGAATACTAATTTTGATTATAGAGATATAGATATAGATATACCTAAAAACTTACCAGCAAATGATGATGAGAAAATAGATAGCTTATTAAAATTAAAAGATACTATATCAAATCAAACTATTATAGAAAAGTTAGGTTATAATTATAGGTCTGAAAAGGCTAAAATGGATGAAGAAGCCGAAGAAAACTTTGAAAATAATATGAATAATGTATTAGATTATCAGCAACAAGATGAACAAGACCAGCAAGGAAATGAAAAACAACCACAACAAGCAACAGAACAGGAAGTAAAACAAGAAAACCCATTTGAGAAGAAAGAACAAAAACAAGAAGAATAGTGGTGATGTAAATGTGGGAGAATACCGATAAAGAATTAAAAAGTTTTAGTAATAAATTCCACAAAGAAAATAAAAATACACTGGATGAATTTCAAAATATATTTAATGGCATAGAGAATATGGATGGAAATGCCTCTGAAACTGAATTAAATTGGTTTAAGAGGCGTATTCATAACCATTATGAGTATTTATCTGATTATGGCAAATACAAGGCTAATAGATACCTTAAAATGCGTCGTATAAAGAAAAGAGATTTATTTTGGTTTGATTTATTTATGATATATGCTTACCAACAATATAAAGCATTGCAATTAGAAATGGTTTTATTTAATAATGTAGCACAAGATATATATAAAACTACAAGAAAAGAATTAGGAGATATAGCCAAAAAAAAAATAAATGTAGATGATATAGTAAATAAGGCTATTAATAGTCCGAATAGTAAGGGTTATATATGGCAAGTGTATAATGATACTAATACAGAATATAACGTAAATGAGCTATATAATTTATGTATAAACAGATTAAGACAAAACAAACCATTAGATGTTAATGATAAAGCCTTTAAAAAATTGTTTAATAAGCAAAACAAAAGACTAATAAGTATAAATGGTAATAAGATAAGTGGTGCATTAGATAATGAAACAATATACATAGCTAATACAGTTAAATTAGAATGTTATAATGAATATAATATACAAAAATGTAAGTTTATAGCAGTAGAGGATAAAGTAACAACTAAAATGTGCAAAAGCCTAGATGGGCAAATATTTAATGTACACGATTGGAATACATTCAAAAGATATAGTGCTACTAATGAGGCAATGGTAAGATTAAGAGTATATGGAATGATACCAGGCGTTAACTTACCACCGATTCAAGACTCGTTCCATTACTGCCGTTCTACTATAATTTATCATTTAGATAAAACGACTGAAGATGATGTAAGAAACAAATTAAGTAAAAATACAAAAAAATAAAAGGTGATATTATGAAATATATAGTTTATATGCACAAAACTCCTAATAATAAATATTATATAGGAATAACGTCAAAAATAAATCCAAATAATCGGTGGAGAAGTGGAAACGGATATTCTAATAATAAGCATTTTGAAAGTGCGATAAAAAAGTATGGTTGGAATAATATAAAACATATTATTTTATTTGAAAATTTAACCGAAAAAGAAGCAAAACAAAAAGAAATAGAATTAATCGCCAAATATAATACATCAAATCCATTATATGGTTATAATTTATCAAAGGGTGGAGAAAGTTCTAAGGGGTATAAACACACTAAAGAACAAATAGAAAAACAAAAAACAAATAGGAAACCACTAATATATACAAAAGAAATAAGAAAGAAAATGAGTGATAGTGCTAAAAAAGTATGGCAACAACCAGGTTATAGAGAAATGATGTCTAAAAAAGCAACAGGAAGAATATCACCGAATAAAGGAAAAACATTTGATGATAGTTTTAGAAATAAAATAAAGGTTACAAGAAAAATAAAATTAATTAAATGCTTAGAAAATAATAAGATATATAGAGGAACGAGAGATGTGTCGGAAAAATTAGGAGTTGATAGAAGAACAATTATGAGAGTATTAAAAAAAGAATATGGATTTAAAAGTTGCAAAGGTTATCATTTTGAGTATGTCGAGGTGGAAAATGCAGGAAACTAGATGTCCACATTGTCATAAATTATTATTTAAAGGTAATTTTAAAGGTACTATAGAAATAAAATGTTATAAATGTAAAAAGATAGTAAAGATTGACAAAAAATAAAACCATAGTATAATGTAATTAAATGCCTAGGAAACTTTTGAAGCCCTAGGTTTTAATTTGACACATAGTCGGACTGTGATATAATTAAATTGGTGATATAATTGAAACAAACGACTATTCTAATGTTAAGAGAGTTTAAGATAAAAGAATTAGGATATGATTTTATGGGGTATAGTCTGCAAAAAGACGACATATATACATATCATCATTTAATAATACCAAACCGTGAGGGTGGGAAGATAACACGTGAAAATGGAGCAATTTTATGTGGCAAATCTTCTCATCCTTATTTGCATTTAATAGAAGCAAAGGACAATGAGTTATTTCAAGCCATAACAATGAAAATGATAGAAGAAAATAGGCAAGGATATTTAGATATACAAAGTATAAGGTTTATAGATGATTGTTTAACATATTTTGAAAGAGAACATTGTGGAGAAAGAAATAAAAAGAAAAAACTAATAATAAAACCAGAATATACAAAAAGAAATAAATTTTAAAAAAGTGTTTACATTTTACTAAAAATATAATATAATGATAATGCCGATAACAAATAAGGCAAAAATATTTTTTGAAGAGTGTTTTAGATTAAAAAAGCACTTATAAGCAACTCGTAGTAAAGGACAACATTCTTACTTAGTACTACCGTTATATATATAACATTCCATCCTTTACTACTAGGTGTTTATAAGACATTTGATTAAACACGCATATTACTCTAGGAAAACACATAAAATCCTGTGTTTGCATGGGCATCGTGAAGTCACTAGTGCCACTAGTAATAGTAATGAAGCCTTAGTTTAAAGGTAGGGAAAACGACTAATACCCTAGACAGTGAACTAAGTCGTCTACATGAAATATATGAAAACTTAATTCTTTCACTGGTGTTAAGTGAATAATATAAAGTAGTGGGCTACCTTGTAGGTAGCTTAGAATGGATATATAAAAACTTTAGGAGGGAAAGGTTATAAGTCGACTAAGTTCCGTGGAGATTTGAAGCTCAGAAATCCAATATATCTGTTCTAAGGTACTTATAAAGTACCAATCATATGTGATTATGTGTTAATTTATTCCCATAAAGGGAATGCTATCTCTTTTAGGTAGCATAGAGTAGATATAAAAGCGAGCGTTAGGGCGACTACGAAAACGTAAATCGGAGAGTAATTACCTCCAGAACGGTAGTCTATATCTATTCTATGGTGTCTATAAGGCACTGGAACTGATTTATTAAATTAGTTCTTCAAATATTTTAAAGAGTTTGTTTAATTCCCTATTGGTACGGGAATTCACTATCTTAGTAGATAGTGTCTAGTGATATACATATATGTTGAGAAAATGGTTCGCAAGTTAAGGTAAAAAGACTTTAATCACCAACTCCAAATCTTTGCAAAGAGCATATATGTTAGATACGTGTATCTTATTCTTGATTAAAGGGAGATATATCATTAGACAGTATCTATTAAAGATACTAGTGCTTTACTCCTTACAAGGCGATAATGATGTGGTATACCATAAAGGTAAATAATATAAGTAAAGGAAAAACTTCAAACATGCACGTCATTATCACATAATATTAAAAAAGAGATACGGTTTAGTAGCTTAAATGTATCTCTACATATTACAGATAACACCTATAATTAGGTGTTTTTTGTTTATTGACAAAAAGAAAAGATATGCTATAATGTATTTAGGTAAGAAATACCAGAGTTCCCAGAGGACCAAACGATATGTTTGGTTCTTTTTTGTTTAAAAAATACAATGGCTTGGGGGCAAAACAACAGGCTGGGGTAAAGGAGGAAATACAATGAAAGAGGAACAAAAACTAGGATTAAGATTAAATATCCAATTATTTGCTGATGAAAAGGAAAATGTTACTAGTGAGCCTGAAGATAAAGAGGAAAAACCTTTAACATTTGACGAAATATTAAGCGATAAAACTTATCAAAGTGAATTTGATAAAAGAGTGGCTAAAAGTTTAGAAACTGCAAGAACTAAATGGGAAACCGATTATAAAGCTAAATTAGAAGCAGAGAAAACTGAAGCTGAAAGAGTAGCTAAATTATCTGAGGCTGAAAAAGTTAAAGAAGAAATGGCTAAAAAAGATACTAGAATTAAAGAATTAGAAGAAAAAGTTAATGCTAGGGAATTAAAAGATGAAACAATGAAAATCTTAAACGAAAAAAGTATTCCATTAAATTATATTGACTTATTTGATTTTAAAAATTCTAGTGCAGAAGAAATACTTAGTAAGGTAGAATTGTTATCAACTAACTTAAGCAAAGATAAGGAAACATGGTTAAATAATTCATTTAAACAAAAACCACCTGAAAGTAAAGGTAAAGATGATGAACAAAATAAACCTAAAACGTATGAAGACTTTTTAAAACAAGAAAATAAATAGGAGGAATAAAAAATGGCAGGAGCAAAATTTGATAGTAAATCATTTAACCCACAAGCTTTTGGTAAGTATATGGAAACTGTTCCAAAAGTAAGAACAAACGCATTAATTAATTCTGGCGTATTTAAAGGAAACGCAGAAATATCTGAAATGTTTGCCAACCAAACTGGTACAGGTTTCGGAATTATTCCAATGTACGGTAGAATATCAGGTGAGGCTGATAACTATGATGGTGTATCAAACATCACTGATGGTGAATTAAAAACTTATGAAAGAGGTATTGTAACATTCGGTAGAGCAAAAGCATTTACTGAAAAAGACTTCACTTATGATATAACATCAGGTGTTGACTTTATGAGTCAAGTTGGTGTTCAATTACAAGATTATTGGGATAATACAAACGAAGATGTTCTATTATCTATATTAAAAGGTATTTTTGCAATGAAATCAACTGCTGGTAAAGCATTTGCAAAAGCACATACAACTGAAGTAACTAACGTTGATGAAGTAACTTGTAACAATGCAATTCAAAAAGCAAGTGGAGAAAAGAAACAAAAATATTCATTTGTAATAATGCACTCTGACATTGCTACAAAATTAGAAAATAAAAATTTATTGGAATATAAGAAGTACACAGACCCAAATGGTATCCAAAGCAATTTAAACATTGCTCAATGGGGTGCTAAAACTGTATTAATCGATGATACTATTACTTATGATGCAAGTACTCAAAAGTATACAACATTTATATTAGGTGATGGTGCAATTGATTATGTTGACTTAGGTGCTAAAGTACCTTATGAAATGGATAGAGATCCACGTGCTAATGGTGGTAAAGATACTTTATACTCACGTGAAAGATTATGTTACGCACCATACGGAATATCTTATTTAAAAGCAAGCCAGCAAACTAACTCACCAACAAATGCTGAATTAGCAGATGGACAAAACTGGGATTTAGTTAATGATGGTACTGATCCAATTGACCATAGAGAAATAGCAATTGCTAAGATAGTATCAACTGAAACTGGTGTTGCTGATACTGCAACTAAAGTAGTAGTAACTAATACAGATGAACAACCAGTGCCAACTAAAGCAGTAGGTGCATAAGAATAAGGGAGAGATAATATGATAAGCAATAGTATGTTTGAAAATATCAAAAAAGATTTGGCTGATAATTATGACGGCAATGACGAGGTTCTTAAAACCAAGATAGATAGGGCAACGACTATTGCTTTATCTGTATCTAATAGGCTAAACAATGAAGAAAATTTGCAAGTTTTAGCTCCATATATAGAAGAATTTGTCAAAGGGCAATATGAAAATAGAGGGGCTGAGGGTTTAAGTTCATTAAGCCAAGGAGGAACTAGTTCAAACTTTAGAGATTTGCAAGATAAAATGAGAAATGACATCATAAAAGATGGGAATAGGAAATTATTTAAATGTTAATAAGATATTTAAAAAGTGCAGATTTAAAGAAAATAGTTCCACAAAAACAGCCAAATGGAAGTTATATATCTACATATGAAGATATTAAAACTTATAAAGTACAGTCCGAAGAATTGACAAGTGAAGTTGATGCACAAGTTTATGGTGCTGATATTTCAAAAATAATAAGATTAAAAAGCCCTTTATATGAATTAGAAAATTATTTGTATAGTAAATTAAATAATACTGAAGATAATATAAGTAAATATGTGATATTTTATAATGGTTCTAAATATAAAATAAAAGCTGTATCTTTATTTAAAGTAGATGTAGAACGTCTATGAAAGATATTGGACATATTAGTGCATTTATCGGTAAGATAAATAAACAAATAATTCCAAACATAATAAAAGCAAATGAGGAAACAGCTAAACAAGTTCAAGAAGATGTAATTGCTAACGCACCTATGGGAACAGGGAAATATAAAGAAAGCATAAAAGTTTATCCTACTGAGATAAAAAATGGGAAAATTTCTACTGAAATAGGTACTGAAATGATGGTTGGTGATTATAATTTAGGTTTTTTATTGGAAAACGGAACAGACCCACATATGATATATCCTAAAAATAGCCCTGTGTTGGCATTTGAAATAGATGGAATAACGATATTTGCTAAAAAGGTAAATCATCCTGGGTTTAGAGCTATACCACATTTTAAACCAGCTTTAGATAAGAACGAAAAAACATATTTAGATAATATAGATAAGGCTATAAAGGAGGCTGAAAAATAATGGATGAATTGCGTTCACTAATTCAAACGAAATTAGAGGAAATACAAGATATAGAAGTATCAGCCGAAGTGCCTGATGAAGTTATAGAAATAGATAAAACTTATTTTAGTTTTACATTAGACAAAAATTACTTTAATTCAGACTTTGATAAAAACTTTACATATACAATTAATTTAAACGGCATTTTAAAGCGAAAGAGTAATGGAGAGGAGAATACCCTTAAAATACTTGATGACGCTCAGGATAAGGTAGAAAATGCACTTAAAGAGCTTAATATAAAAACAACTTTTCAAGATGTGTCTGTTTTAGATAATATAAAGAAAACAAGAGTATCAGGAAAAGTTAGATATAATGAAATAAATAAAGGACTTTTATAAGGAGGTAAATATGGTAAAATTAGATATTCAAAAGTTTGCTGAAGCAGATTTAAATTATCATGCTTATACTGGTACCAAGTTATCTTATTCTGCAACCAAAGAGGGTACATTTAAACAAATAAAAGGTTTAACTACTACACCTGATATTGGTTCTGAACCAGAAGACATAGAAACTACTTCTATGGATAACTTAAAATTCAAAACTGCAATTCAAGGTTTGCAAGATGTACAAAAATATACATTTGAATTTAATATGGAAGACCCAGCAACAGAAGCTAATATAAAATTAGCAAGTGATTTAGAAGATGCTGGACAACCAGTATTTTGGAAGTATGAACTATCAAATGGTGTAACTATATCATTTAGAAGTAAAGTATCTACTATGATACGTGGTGGTTCTTACGGAGATATAATTGGTTTTAATATGACATTATCACCAATTGATGAACCTGTAATAGATTTAGGAGTAGCCTAAAAATAGAGAGGTGGAAAGGGTAAGCCTTTCTTACCTCTTTTTAAATAAAAAAATAGAAAGATGAGGAAATACAATTATGAGATTTTTTGAATACAATTATAAAACTTTTGACGGAGAAGAAAAAACATTAAAATTAAGATTAGTTTCAAGTGATATGAAAACTATAGAAAGCAAAAATAAAATATCATTATTAGATTATGTATCACACGTTTCAATAACTATGATAACTAATATGCTAATGTACTTAAGAAGACCAGAAGTACCAAACTTTAGTGCTACTGACTCTGAAAAATTATATGATGAATTAATTGATGCTGGATTAACTATGGAAGAAGTTTATATAAACATTATAATGGAAGCCCTAGTAATCAGTGGATTTATGAAAAAAGAAGATTTAGAGCAATTAAAGGGAAAAGCAGAAAATGAGAAAAGAGAACAACTAGAAGAACCGATAACTCCCAGAAAATAATAGATTTATTAGTGGAATAATAGATAGGTATTATGATGAATTAATGCAATTAGGTTTAAATTTAAATGAGTTATATGATATGACTTTATATGAACTTAGAGAAACATTAATAAGTAGAAGAAAGGGTTTAGCTTATCAAATGTGGAAACAAGCTGTATTAGTAGGGAGATTATTTAATAAAGATTTTCCACAAACACCAGAAGACGCAAGCCCAGAACTATATCCTCCGAAAAAGACTTATAAAATGCCAGCTTGGATGATGGCAAAATATTATAAAAGAGGTATGAAATAGGGAGGAGGAAAAGAAATGCAAGAGAAATTTACTGTTGTTTTAGAAGCTGTAACCAAAGGTTTTGAAAACAAGATGCAAAAAGTACAAGATTTAGCACAAAAAACATCAAATGCAGTAAAAAATAAATGGAAAGCAGTATCTGATTATGTAGAACCAAATAAACAAGTAGATGTGCAACCAGATGTTAAAGAAAATTTATTTAAAACAAAAATGAATAATTTAAAAGCATTCGGAACAAATGTCTTAAATCAGATAAGAAATGCTTGGAGTGGTAATAGAATTGATGTTGATACTCAAGAAGCAACCATAAAAATAATGGAATTAAAAGCTCAAATAAGGCAATTAAAAGCAGAAATGAAATCTACAACCCCAGGTTCAAGGGCTTTTAAAGAATATGCAAGTGCTATTGGTAGTGCTGAGGCAGAATTAAAACAATTAACCAAAGCACAAAAGGATGCTAATAAAGAAGTAGATAAAACAAGTACTAAAAGTGCTGGTACTGGTACAAATGTTACAAATGCTTTTAGCAAAATGCGTAATAGTGTATTAAGATTTGCATTATCATTATTTAGTATACAAAGCATATTATCTGGTGTAAGTAAAGCGTCATCTGAATATTTGTCAGCAGATACTGATTTAGCAAATAAATTATCTTCTGCTTGGGCAGGATTAGGAGCGTTTTTAGCACCAATTATAGAGGCTATAGCAAACAAAATACTTAAATTGGTTAAATATATGAATATATTCATAAAAGCCGTTACAGGGCAGGATTTACTTGCTAAAGCATCTAAAAAGGCAACAGCAAGTTTAAAAAAGCAAAATAAGGCTACTAAAGAGTTAAATCACTCTTTAAGTGATATGGATGAAATTACTAATATAAGTAAAGATGAAAATAAAAAAACAGGAGCAGAGGGAGAAAATCCTTTTAAAACGTTTGATGATGTACCAATAGATCAAGGAATTGCTGAAAAATTAGAAAAATTGGGTAAAAAAGTAAGAGAATTTTGGGATAATATACTTAAACCATTCTTTGGATGGGTTAAAGACAATTGGAAATGGTTATTGCCTTTAGTAGCAGCAGTTGGAATTGGAATTTTATTGTTTGGAAGTAGATTTAAAAAAAGTGGTAAAGATTTATTAGGTGCAAAAACTAATTTCACTGGATTTTTTGATAATTTAGGTAAAGGACTTAAAAATCTTATGACGCTAGCTGGTGCAGCTGCAATATTATGGGCTTTAGGCACTGTAATTAAAGAAGTATCTAAATTAATACAAACATTTGCTGATAGTGGATTAACACTAGGAGAAGTGGCAGGATTATTAGCAATTACTTTGGGAGAACTAGCACTTGCATTTGCTGGAATAGCATTAGCAACTAAATTAATCGATATACAAGGTGCAATTGGAGCAATAGCGGTTCTAGGTGGTATGGCATTAGTATTAAGCTCTGTTGCAAAATTATTAACGGCAATGAATAAAACAGGTATGAATGCAGGAGATGTCTTTAAGACATTAGCTGGTGTATTTGGTACTATGGTAGTTGTTATGACAGCAATGTCTGTTCTAGCATTATTATTAGGTTCAAATCCATTAGCTTTAATAGCAGTGGTAGCGTTAGCAGCCTCATTATCTGCAATATTGTTAGTTATGAAAAAGACATTACCAACTATATTAGACGCTGTGTCAAATTTCATTGTTAAATCTGGACCAACATTAAATATGTTGTTACAAACCATATTTAAAGGAATTACAGATATTATTTATGCAATAGGAACTACATTACCACCAATTATAAGAGAAGTATCTAACTTGATACAAGGAATATTAAACACAATAAAAAGTGCGTTTAAATCTGCTATAAACTTTATTATAAAAGGTATAAATGTAATTATAAGAGGTCTTAATAAAGTAAAAATAAAAACACCTGATTGGATACCTAAAGTAGGTGGAAAAGAAGTTGGATTTAATTTACAACAAATACCTTTATTAAATGTTGGTACTAACTATGTACCAGAAGACCAATTAGCATATATACATAAAGGTGAAGCAGTAATACCAAAGAAATTTAATAGTGCTGAATATTTCAACAATGTGAACAATAACGAAGAAACAAATGCTTTATTGTTAGATTTAAATAGAACTATGAATGAATTGCTTGAAAAAGATACTAACTTATATATTAATGGTCAACAAATGGCAAGAGCAACATATAAAGATTATAAAAATGAAGAAAGAAGACTAGGAACGTCTAGTATTGTAAGTACGAGGTGATAATATGGCTTTAATGGAAGCAAGTTTAGATAATATGAAAACTTGGATAGAATTACCAACGCCAGCACCTGAAAACTATTCACCAACATATACACATTTGGAAGATAGTTATGTAAGTGCTAGTGGGTATCTAGTCCGTGATATAGTAAGGAGAAACAGAGCCAAAGTAACTTGTGGATGGAATAAACTTGACGCAAGCCAAATGGCTATGCTTCAAACCTTATATGATCAATATTCATTTTATTTAAAATTTACAGATAACTATGGAAACAGAGTTATAAAAAAAGTATATGCAGGTCCTTTGGATGGTAAAACAAAATTTTATGATAGGAATACATACTTATTGACAGTAAGAACAAACGTAACTATGAATTTCATAGAGTTTTAGGAGGTTATTATGATAAAAGTTAGTGATGATTTTAACAATAGCGTAAGTAAAACCGAAAGAGAAATGAAAGGTTATGTAGAAATCTTATATAGTAATACAGGAGTAAAAGAAAACTCAGGTGTGGAAAAAACCCCAACACCATTATATATAAATCAACAAACTATTAATGTACAAAACATGTTAGATGATGATAGAAAAGGGAAGAACTATGCTTTTTTAGAACAAGATTATTTTAAATTAGATGGTACTTTCCTTTTACCAAATAATGTAGAAGATAAAAACCCCGGAATAGGTTATGTAACAAATGGAACTTTTGTTGAAGATAAAACAATACAAACAACTCCTTTTAAATTTGCAGTAGATACAACCCAAGAAATTGAGGGAATTACAATATATTTTCAAAATAATATGCCGTTAAAATTGTCAATAGAGATATTTAGTGAAGACGGAACGCTTAGTTCATTTACAGAACAAGATTGTACAATAAATGATAATGGCACGGTACAACTATTATTTTCAAAAAGAAAAGTCGATACCTTAATATTTGTTGTAGAAGATGTTTTATATCCAGATAGAAGAATAAGAATACAAGAAATAGACTTTGGGTTATCTGAAATTTATGAAAATGAAGATTTGATATCATTTAAGACAATAGAACAAATAAGTAGGTTTTCTTATGAAATGCCTGCAAATGAATGCAATGTTGTTATAGGAGATTATGAGGGGAAATTTGATGCAATTAATCCGAAAGGAATAGTTAAATATTTGACTGATAATGTAACAGTAATACCATATGTTGGAGTAATAACAGAAAACAGTGGTATTGAATATTGCAAATTAGGGCATTTTTGGTTAGATAGTTATAATTTATCTAGTAACCAAGTCACATTTAATTGCAAAGATATTTTTAATAAATTACAAGATGATGATTTTAATATTACTTTGGGGCAAGGGGCTTCTGTATGGCTTGTATTACAAGATTTAAGCAAAACTTGGGGCGTTCCAATAAAAAATAAAGTAGGTTATAATAGTAAAGATTATATTTATGATTTTGCAGATATGAGATATAAAAAAATAAATTCTAAAATAGATACTTTACAAAAAATAGCAACGGTATGTGGAAATTTGTTTACCTCGAATAGAGAGGGAGAAATAGAGTATATAAGTTTTAAAAATAATGTAGCAGTTGGAAATTCAATTCAAAACAATAGATTAACTCAATTCGAAGCTATTAAAATACAAGACCCTATAAGAGATTATAAATATACGACTTATATGATATTTGATGTTGATACATCAAATAATGAATATGATGGTGTGCAGGAAAGATATAATGAGATTAGGCAATGCAATGGGTTAACCACTATGTATTTCCAAGATGAAAACTATTGTTATGAAAATTACAAATGTTATTTAATTTGTGATGATTATAGCAAATTAGAAGTAGTGAGTAGCAATTGTTATGTTGTAGATAAAAATGAAAACATGTTATATCAAAGTGAAACCCAAGGTCCAGCACCATATATGTATGTAACATTTAAATATAATGGAAAAATGCAGTGCAAAATATCAGGAAGCAAATTTTATAGAATAACTAAAACAGAGAATACTATTAATTGCAACGCAACTGGAACTGATGTATCGATAAATAATGATTTATATACTGGTTGGACGAATGACCCCAATATTTCTGATATGAATTTTAGTTATCAACATATCGTAGATTATATATTAGAAAATAAATCAAAATACGAAAGTTCTTTTGAATTTAATGGTAATCCTGCAATAGAATGTGGCGATTGTATAGAAGTAGAAAATAAATATTTGGATGAAAATAATGCCCCAAGATATGATAAAATATTTGTCACTAAAATACAAAGTGAATTTAAAGGGTCATTTAAACAAAGTATAGAGGGTGATATAATTGAATAATAAAACAGAAATAGATTATCTTAATTATAATGATTTAAATTTAGTTGAAGAAGAAATAAAAGAATGTACTGATAGAGCAAATGAGGCTATGAGCCCACAAATAAATAAAATAATAGATGGTAAATCTACACAAAAAACAAGAAGTGGTAAAAACTTAATTAATCCTAACTTACCTGTTGGTAGTGAAACTAAAGATGGTATAACTTTAACTAATAATGGAGATAGTACTTATACTGTTAAAGGTACTGCTACAAAAACAACTGGAATAGATTTAACAACACAAAATGTTATTAAACTTAAAGGAGGTACTTATTATACCAATAGTATAGAGGTTTTAAGTGGAACAATGGATGGTTATATTACAGTATCGGTTAAAGGAAAAGATGACGTTACAAAATTTAATTATTTAAATTTAGGTTCCACTTTCAAAGCACAAACAAAAAAAGCAGAAGAAGATTTAACTATTGTTAGATACAATTATTATATTGAAAGTGGAAAAACTGTGGCTTTTACATTTAGAGTTCAATTAGAAGAGGGTTCTACAGCAACTAGTTTTGAACAATACGGAGCAAGTCCTAGTCCAGACTATCCTAGTGAAATAGAAAATATGAAAGGTAAGAATTTGTTTGATGGAGGAGAAACAACAACAAATAATGGTATAACATTTACTAAAAATAAAGACGGCACATACAACATAAAGGGCACGGCAACTGCACAGGCAAATTGTTATAATTTTATTGATATAAATAAATCTAATATTGTGAATGGTGAAACATATACTTTATGGCAAAGTATTAAAATACCTGGGGTATATATTTTAATTGAAGTTTATAATGGTAACACATGGATAAGGCATATGCTTACTAGTACAACATTACCTGTAACACATACTGCTAATATAAGTGGTGGAAACAGAATAAGATTGGCAATAAGAGTTGCTAAAGATGTAACCGTAGATGTAAAAAATTTACAAATACAATTAGAAAAAGGCTCCGTTGCAACAAGATATGTGCCATATGGAAATATACAAATAGTAGAAACTGGAGAGAATTTGTTTAATGTAATTAATTATAATAATATAAAAACGAATACAAATCATACAACAATTATAAAAAATGAAAATAGTATAAATTTCACATCTCAAGTATATTCAGTCAGTGGATTTTACCTTTTAACAAAAGATATTCAATCTTATATAAGTAACTTAGATATTTCAAAAAAATATATAATAAGTGCGGATGTAGAAGTTTCAGATGATTGTACTATAAAATTTGGTTGGGAAAGCGATGCAACTTTTGCTAATATACCAAAAGGGAAAACAAGAATAAAAAACAAATTTACTCCAACTGTACCAGTTGTTTGTTATATAATTAATAAATCAATAGATGTAAAAGTAACCAACATAATGGTAAGTTTATCAGATGAAAACTACGAACCTTATACAGAAGAAGTAGCAAACATAGACCTAAAAGGAAATGAATTATGTTCTTTACCAAATGGAACTAAAGATGAATTAATAGTAAAAGATGGTAGAGCAAAGATTGCAAAAAGAATAGGTAAAGTTGTTTTAAATGGTAGTGAAGATTGGCATAGAGAGCTTTCATCAGGTTTTTATAGGTTTACCATGGCTGGGAAAGATTTTAATGCAGACGGACGTAGAGAAATATTAAGTAATTATTTTAAATATTCTTTTAATGAACATAAAGTTGGTATAGGATTTACAGCATACAATAAATTGTATTTATACCCAAAACAAGATATAACTACTGTTGATGAATTTAAAACTTGGTTATCTACTCATAATACAACAGTTCAATATGAATTAGAAACACCAGAAGAAATAGATTTAGGACCTTTAGAGGTGTATTTTACATATGAAACTAAAAAATGGGAAATAAATGAATTGCCTTATATACAGGAAATTGACAGAATAGAGAAAGGGATTTATAATTTAGGTGAGAAATACAATAGACCCAAAGGATGGTTACCAACAAAAGAGTGGATAACTAAAGATAATTTATATCCTATAAAAGGTTTTGATTATAGAGATTGGAATAGATGGGTAAACAACTTAAATATATTCACAACCGATATCGTAGTAAAAGATACTATATGGAATGGTGCATCATTTATAAATTGGGAACAAATAGGAAAGGACGAATGGAGGTAAAAAATGGCTAAAGTTTTATTTAAAAGAAAAACTACTGATGAAATTAAAGATTTAGAAGTAGAAGATGGAGCATTAATATATAATACCGATAATGGGAAAACTTATATGGACTTTGGAGAAGACCGCATACAAACAGGTGGAAATGCCGATACAATGATAGCAATAGGGGGAGCAGAAGCACCAACAGATACCGATATCAAGATATGGTTTCCGAATAATACAGTAGATACAAAAGCAAGTGAAGTTATTAACTCAATGAGTGGAAATCAAACAGATTTAGCACCAAGCGTTGATGCTGTGAAAAAATATGTTGATAGTAAACATATAACATATTTAAATAGTGCACAATTAGCAAATGGTTTTACACCAACAGAGGATTGTTATATAGAGTTATATGCTTCATCTTCTGGTTGGGGCTATGCAGGTGCAAAAGTAGAATTAGTTATTAATAATACTGTAGGAAATGCTGAATTAATTGTTAAAGCAAAAGCAGGAACGCAAGGACACGATACCATACCCGATAGTATGTTTACAACATCAGTTTATAAATTAACTGCAAATGTTCAATATAAATTTACCTTTGGAGGAGTTACGGGTGGTAGCATTTATAGTGACTTATATGGTAAATTAATACCATTTATATAAAATGAGGAGGAATAAGAAATGTACATAAGAAATCCAGATACAAACAAATGGGAAGAAGTATTTTTGCCGCCAACAGGAGATACTTTACCAGTAGGTAGTATATCAGCATATGGTGGAGAAAAAATCCCTACAAATTGGTTAAAATGTAATGGAGAGGCTATATCAAGAACTGATTATCCTGATTTGTTTAAAGCAATAGGAACTACTTATGGAAGTGGTGATGGTAGTAAAACATTTAATTTACCAGATTTATCAGAAAGAGTAGCAGTAGGAAATGCAGGAGATGGGGAATTTTCACTTGGAACTACTGGTGGTGAAAAAACACACACATTAACAGTTGATGAAATGCCTAGTCACAATCACACACTGCGTTGGGATAAAGAGGGAGGCACTGGCAGTGGAAATGGTGTTTTATTAAAAGATGGTTATATGCAAACTACTTATAATTATTTGACTGCCAATACAGGTGGTTCTAAAGCACACAACAATATGCAACCATATATAGCATTAAATTTTATTATAAAAGCAAAACAAAGTGTAGGAGTAGTAGGAACTGTTACATCAAATATAAATGATATTAATGATAATGCAGTACCAAATGCAAAGACAGTTAAAAGTTATGCAAGTAAAAAAGTAGCTACTGCTAATCTTTCTAATGCAGTAACTATGACAATAGGTAAAATATCTTTAAATGTTATTAACACAAGTACATCATTATTAACACTTTCTGATGGGGGAATTAAAATTGGAAAAGGCATTTCAAAAATTTTGATAAATGCAAATGTATTTGGTAATGCCAAAGGAAGTAACACATCATATTTATGGATATATATCAAAAAAAATCAAGAAACGATAGCAATAGCATTAAATAACCCAACAAGTTGGTATGTATCAACAGCATTAAGTTCTAAGTTAATTGACGTTGCAGAGGGAGATGTTATTTGGCTTTATAAGCAAGATGATGTATCAACAGAAATACGTTCTGGTGCAAATACTTGGTTAACAGTAGAAGTGGTTGAATAGGAGGCTAAAATGAAAGATATAATACAACATTGGGGGCTTGTAATAACGTTTTTGGGGCTTTTAGGAATAGAAATAAGCCCTATTAAGATAAACCCTTTAAAATGGTTAGGGAAAGTAGTAGGAAACCTTTTAAATGGGGATTTAGTTGCCAAGATAGATGATTTAGCCAACAAAGTGAACAAAATGGAAAAAGATGCCGATTTTAAAAACATTTTAGACATTAAAAATAATTTATCTAATTATCATGTGATGTTGCAAACAATGGGTTTAGATGAAAATCAATTTAGACGTTGTTTTGAATTAGAAGAAAAATATAATTTTTATAAAAATAAATATCCTGGGGAAGTTAATGGGCATATGGACGCATTGCTAGAAAGCATACATACTCATTATAAAAACGATGATATTTTAAAAAGTAGTTTACAAAAGCGTTAGAATAGTATATAATTTAACTGGTGAGGTAATTTAAAATGAATTTTATTATGAGTTTATTTTTAGGAATGTTGCCTGAAGTATTGTTCCTAAGCTTATACATTAAATTTACAAAAAACATAAAAGGAAAAGAAATAAAATTAATTGGGCTATTAAGTATAGGATATATATTATTAATAATGTTATGTAGGTATCAATTAATATTTTATATAGTTTATATAATATATAGCTATTTAATTACCAAAAAGTTATATAAATCACATATAAGTGACATATTTATCATATCTATTGCTTATGCTTATATGGCATTAATATCATTTATATGTTTTAAAACCATATCAAATTATTGGATAGGTTTTATAATAAATAGAATTGTATTGTTTATACCTTTATTATTCAAGAAATATTTAAATAAGTTTTATAAATTATATATAAGTTTATGGAATATAAATAAAAATGCTAAGATTAAAAGTATAACATTAAGAAACATAAGTTTATTTGTTGTTAATATAATGATAGTGATAATGAATTTAATAATGGCAGTAGCAATACAATTTTATTCAACAACTTTAAAATAAAGGAGGCATAAAGATGGTAAATTCTTGGTTTTTCTTCTGCTCAGAAGATGGAGAATAGTTGAACTATTCTTCTTTTTTTGATACAATAAAAAGGGTGATTAAATGAAAAAAATGAATTTGCCTAGTTTAATATTTAATTTAGTTGAAACTTTTTTGTTAATAGGAATGGCTTTTTTATTAAAAATAGGGGTGAAAAATACAATTATAATATTTCTAACATTTCAAATAAGCAGAGCTTTTTTCAAACTGCCAAAACATTATAAAGATTGGCAAAAATGTTTAATATGGACGTTGCTTATATTCACAAGTATGTTCCTAGTAGCAAAGGTAGATATAATAATAGGAATATTAGTAGCAATATTTACGGCTTATATTTTAAGTGGAAAGGCAGATTTTAAAAATATGTATATGTGGAAACCAGACAGCAAGAGTAAATATCAAAAATTAATTGATTATATAAAGTTCAACGGATTAAATGATAAACTAATAAAGGCAGAAAACAACTTAAAAGAATTAGACACAATAGCATATGCTATATATAAAAGAAAATTTAGAGAAAATAAAACTTTTAAAGATATATCAGATGAATTAGAAATATCTAATCCTAGAATAGTAGAAGTTTTAGATAAAATTTATTTTTACTTTATAGGTGCTTTAGGAATTTAGAAAAAATATAGGATAGTCGGACTGACTATTCTTTTTTTATTGTAATAAAATGTAGGTAAGAAAGGAGATGTATTTTACATTTAGAGGAGTACCCTATTAAGAGAAATGTAAGTGCGTCTTTTTTTTAATCTAAAAGGGAGGGATAGTATGTACGGTAATCCATATAACAATCAAATGTATATGCAAGATTTACAAGGGTTAAGAGATAGAATTGATAGGCAGATGCAGATTGCTAATCAAAACCAACCACAAGCAACTCCTATAACGCAAAACTTTCAATTAGCACCAAACCAAAACAATGGAATAAAATACGTAAATAGTATTGAAGATGTGAAAAAAGAACTTGTTTTAGCCGATACATTGTTTGTTAATAAAGAATATACTCTCTTATGGCATAAAAATGCGTCAGGAGAAGTGAAAACATACGAGTTAAAGGAAATCATTGAATTAGATGAAAAAGACCGTAAAATAGCCGATTTAATGGCTAGAATAAATGCTTTAGAAAGTGAGATGAAAGACAATGAACCCGAATATGATAATGCAAATGTTGTTACAACAAGCGCAAGCAAGAAATCCAAAAATGGCAAATCAGATAAGCCAAGCAATGAATAGTGGCACAAACCCTAGAGATTTTATGAAACAAATGATGGGAAATGCTACATCACAACAAATGCAAAACGTATTAACTCAAGCAAAAAATATGGGTGTACCTGATGAAGTATTAAATCAAGTACAAAATATGAAGTAGTTATCAACCTTAAAATGGTTTGATATAAATAAAATATGTAGAAAGGAGAGAAGATTATGGAAGCAATGTCAGGATTAACTGGAACAGATGCACTAGCCTTAATGAATAACAGAGATGGTTTTGGTTATGGCGATGGTGCTTGGTTTTGGATAATTATCATTTTATTCGCATTCTGGGGAAACGGATTTAATAGAAACAATGGTTTAGAAACTGATATAGATACTCGTTTCTTAGAAAGAGATATTTTCAATACTAACCAGAACGTTTCAACTACTGGTTGCCAAACACAAAGAGATGTACTAGAAACTAAATATGATTTAGGAACTCAAGTATTAGAAAACAGATTTAACTGTTCACAAAACGCTTGTGCAACTCAAAAAGAAGTTTTACAAAACCGTTATGATAATGCTTTACAAACACAAACATTATCTGCTCAAATGGCTCAATGTTGCTGTGATTTGAGAGCCGAGGGATTAGCAAATACTCAAAAGGTAATCGACCTTATCCAACAAGATAAGATTGACCAACTTAGGGAACAAATTAATACATCTAATTTAGCACTATTTGGTGCAAATTTAGCGACTCAAATTACAAATAACGTAAGACCATTCCCTACTCCAAGTTATATAGTAAGTTCGCCTTATACAAGTTTATACAACCCATATAATGGATGTGCTTGCAATAATACTACCATAATATAATGCAAAGCCTATTTTAGGAACCTGAATACAGGAACTTGCAATTTGGTCGAATTCGACCAAATTAAAGATAGGCTAAAAACCTATCTTTTTAATTTAATATAGAAAGGAATGATAAAAATATGATAAATTCTGTACAAGAAACTGCTTTAACTTTAGCAAGTAATACTGCTAATATACCTTTTGCAAGTGATGTGGTTAGAACACGTTCTGCTAATTGTTGTGGATGGTTAAACCACAGTGCTGGTAGCACACAATACCAAATAACTGAACCAGGGATTTATGAAATTATGTTTAATACAAACGTAACATCAGCAACTGCTGGAATAACTGGGCTTGGTATTAAGGCAAATGGTGAGTTATTAAGTGGCACTGAAATGGATTATACAGTAGCAACTGCTAATACTTACGGAAATGTATCTGCTAATAGATTGATACGTATCTGTGGAAATGGTTCTACAACTATAACCGTTGGTTCTATACCTACAGTTGACACAACTGCTACTCAAATACCTGCCGTTAAAAACGCAAGCCTTGTTATTAAGAAAGTTGCATAATGAATAATGAAACAAAAATGCCGTGGAATTATGATATCTTAAATATCATTTCCATAGCAAGTTATTTGTTATCTATTCAAAACTTGCAATTAAACCAACGACAGGCTAGTAATGATGATTTAAATAAACATTTAAAAGAGCAAGATGAAATATTGCACGAACAAAATGAAATGTTTTTTAAAAAAATCATCGAGCAAAATGAAATAATAATAAAACTTCTGAAAGGAGGCAAATGATGGGCGTAAAAGAAATGCTTGAAAAGGTAATAGATAAAGGCAAACAAGAAGATATGCACAAACTAAATGATATGTTAAAAGAATTAATATGTGATTTAAAAATAAAAGACCCAAAAATGTATAAAGAGTATAAAACAGAATTATATGAGTTGGCATATGGTAGGGTAATCTTAAAAGAAAAAGCCGAAGAGATTGTAGAAAATATGCGACCATATGGAGAACATTATACACTTGAATTAGTAAAAGATATGTTTAGAAGCAACATAGGAAAGCATAGTGAAGTTGATTATTACTTAGTTATAAATTCTTTATATAATGATTATTGCGATATAATTGGTGATGATGATGAAATGTATAAGAGTTTGACAAAAAAATGGTTAGACGACGAAGATGCTGTTGAAGATAAAACATATTATTATTTTATGAACATACCAAAGAGAGATTAAACTCTCTTTTATGGGGCTATAGCCAAGTTGGTTAAGGCAAAAGTCTGCAAAACTTTGAACGTTGGTTCAAATCCAACTAGCCCCTCCAAATAGACAAATACTCAATTGTGTGATAAACTATTTCTAAGGAGGATAATATGGAATTAATACAGGATAATATAATGCAAATATTGGCTACTATAATAACAGCCGTAGCATCATTTATAGGCGTATCGATTAAAAAAGCTTATACAAAATATGTTGATACTAAGACAAAAAAAGAAATAGTTGAAGCAACTGTAAAATACATTGAGCAAATTTATAAAGGTGTATTAATAACTAATGAAAATAAACTTGCTAAAGCTAAAGAAAAAGCCTTAGAGTGGTGTAATTCTAAAGGTTTAAAAGTATCAGATACAGAGTTAGAAATTTTAATCGAAAGTGCCGTAAATGGGCTAAAAAAAACAAATGAGGTGAAATAATATGGAAGAAATAAAAACAGAGTTAACAGAGGAAGAATTAAAAGAAATGTTTGGGGAAGTACCAGACATGCCAAAAGAAGTGCCTGAAAAACCAGAAACACATGAGGAAGTGATAGACGATGAGCAAGATAACTAATTTAATATTTAAAGGTGCTAGACATTATGTAACAAGCAGATATGGTTGGAGAAGAATTATGAAAACTAAAGGTGGTTATACAAACTCATTTCATAATGGAACTGACTATGGAACTAATGGTATTATGTTGGCTCAATACGCCATAGAAGATGGAACAGTATTAAGTTGTGGAACTGACAGATTAGGTGGAAAATTTGTATGGGTAAAATATCCTAGAATTAATGTTAAAATGTTACATTACCATTTATCAAGTGTTAATTGTACTACTGGGCAAAGAGTCACTAAAGGAACATTATTAGGACGTACAGGTATGACTGGAAAGGCTACTGGAGTACATTTACATTTATCTATTGTAAACTTATCAAATGGGCAATATGTAAATCCAGAAACATTTGCATATTCTGAAAAAAGTACTAGTGCATCAATTAGCACAAATGGTTTTTTACCAGCAAGAGGATACTTCAAGTATGGGGATAACAATGTTAATGTAGGTAAAATAGCATCATTTATGAGAAAAACATTTCCAAGATATACACCAGAAAGTGCATTAGGAAATTTATATGGTCCTAGATTAATGGGAGCGATGAGGATATTTCAAAAAAATGCTAAAGCTGATGGAAGATATAATGGTGCAATAGATGGGTTATGTGGACCTAAAACTTTAAAAGCATTAGTTAGTTATGGGTTTAAATACTAAACTTGACAACTAGCGTTATTGTGATATAATTAAGATGTCCTTTCTTTTAGAGGATATTGTGCTTGTTTTTTTGTTGTGGCGTTGACCCCTGGAGAGCGTATGCTCTCTCTTTTTTTTGAATTTTTTTTCACAAATTAACAAAAAAGTATTTACAAAGTATTTAAAAAGTAGTATAATAAAATTACTATATAAGGAAAGGAGAAAAAAAGATGATAGAATATATAGTTTATGGAGAAGAAAGTGGAGAAATAAAAAGCTTTAATACTTTAAAAGAAGCTAAAAGATTTATTAACCAATTAGTTAAATCTGATAAAAAACAAGGAATTAAAGATGTTTATTTTATAGATGTAATTAATTGGGATGAAAGTAAAAAAATAATGTTGAAAGTAGAGGAATAAAAGAAAATATGAAAAAGTCAGATGAAAGAAGAAAAGAATTTATAAAAATTAGAAGATTAATTAAAAAGAATTATGAATATGCAGATGGTGGTTTGTTTAACACAAGAAATATCGTTGGTGATAATATGAGTACTATATTTACAGGAAAATATTTCACGTTAGATATATGCTATCATTGGATGTATTTTGAAGTTTTTGGAACAAAAGAAAAAGAATTTAAAAAACTTAAAAAATTTTATAATAGGATAGGTATAAGTGATAAGAAATTAAAAGAATTACGATATGAATTGAATAAGGTGTTAACTCCAATTACGTATCAAAAGGAGGGCTAAATTATGGAATTATGGATTAGAAGTCAAGATAAAAATGTATTAGTTATTTGTAGTAAATTATACGTAGGTGGTACTTATGGTAATGAAATAATAGAAGAAGATATGTGTTCTTTAGGAGAATATAGATCAAGTGAAAGAGCATTAGAAGTATTAGATGAAATACAAGCATATTTAATGAGTGATACACCACAAACTAATGTGTACACTATGCCAGAAAAATAGGAGGGAAATTATGAAAAAAATAATGATAAGTCAACCCATGAGAGGAAAAACAAATGAACAAATAAAAAAAGAAAGAGAGCAATTAGTAAAAGAAATAGAGAATAATGGAGATATAGTATTAGATACTGTATTCGATACAGCACCAAAAAATGTTGATGAACCAATTTATTATTTATCAAAAAGTATTGAATATTTAGCTCAAGCAGATGTAGTCTTTTTTATGAAAGGTTGGGAAAAAGCAAGAGGTTGCAAAATAGAACACGAAGTTGCTGTTGAATATGGCAAAGAAGTAATTTATGAAAATTAGGAGGGATTAATATGAAATTTAAAGTAGGAGATAAAGTAAAATGTATTCGTAGAAGAGGATATCAACTTACAAAGATTGGTTCTGTATATACTGTGTATGGTTATAGAGAAAATGGTAATGTTATGCTTAAAGAATTACCATGTTGCGCATATAATTCAAATGATTTTAGACTAGTAACAAAGAAAACATTCTTTAAGAAATTGCCAAATGATTATACAGGAACACTAGAAATTGAAAATGGTTATATAGTAGAAAAAGAAACACTTGATGATGTGGAAAAAGAATACTTATTAAATATAATAAAGCCATTTAGAGATAAAGTTGAATATATACGTAAAAATAGGTTTTCAGTTGAAGAATTTATAAGCATAACAATAGCCAACGATTCACAAATTCAGCTTCCAAATTTTAAGAAAAATACTATGTATAAAGGTATGAAAGCATATAAGAAATATACATTAAAGGAGTTAGGTTTAGATGAATAAAAGATTAGTGTTAAAACTTATAAAAAATATTATTAAACAATATGCTTGTGTTAAAGATTTTAAAAGAGAAGAAAATACTATAACAATTATATTACAACCTTATAGTCGTTATGAAGATACTCTTTAGAAAGAAGAAATAAGAATATGGATAAAGAAAGATTAGAACGAATAGGAAAATTTCTAAACTATAGAATGATTGTTCATAGAAATGTTGAGAATGATACTCCTTGGACTGTAGAAGAAAAAATGATACAAGAATTATATGATAATTATTTAGATTTATTAATTAAATATAAAGAGAAAAAAGAAGTAATAGATAAAGTAATTCAATTACTAGAAGATGATAATATATGTGCTGATATTAGAAGATTGAAACCTAAATGGAATGAAAATAAATATGGTGTTGAATATGAATTATTAGACATATTAAAAGAGGTATCAGAATGAATATAGAAATTACTGATTTAGATAATATATTAAATTATCTAGAAACGACAAGTTTAGAACCACACGATGATTATTCAAGTGAATTTACATATAAAGAACAAAAAATATTATACAAATATATTAAACAATTACAGCAAGAAAATAAAATCTTAAAAGAAAATGCAGAAAACAATGACAAAGTAGTTGATAGAATTAATTGGAAAAATCAGTTGTTAAAGAAAGAAAACAAACAACTAAAAGATAACTGGAATAAGTTGAGAGAATGGATTGTTTATAACAAACATAATGAAAATACAGAACAACATTATTTAGTGGTTGATTATGGAACATTATTAGGCAAAATGAAAGAACTAGAAAAAGGGAGTGATAGTGATGAATAAAATAAAAATAAATGAATTACCAGAAGGAATGATTATATGGTATAAAGGTACAATTTTGGGAATTTCTAAAGCAACATTACCACTGCAATACTATGATTATTATTGCACTAAAATAATCGGTAATCATTTGGACTATGAAATAGTAGAGAAAGTAGATGGTGATGAGTAAATGACTAGAGAAGAATTTATAAAGCAAAGATGTGAAATTGATAAAATAACAGAAGAAGAATTTGAAAGGACATATAGAGTAGTTGAGTGCAACTGTGAGAAAATTTATTGTAAGGGTTATAGATGTCTTGATTTAGATGGTTTATTTCAAGAATTAAAGAAACAACTTGAAGCAACTAAAAAAGTAGCGGAAGAAAATCTGAAAAGGTGGGTTATTATGAAAAATCAACAAAAAGAGTTTATAAATTATTTAGAAGATAAAAAAATATCACCTGTAAAATGTGTATTAAATAGCATAGGTGACAAAAATCAAGATTATAATATGTTTAAAAATAAATTAAATACTTCAAAAGAAATTTTACAAAAATATAAAGAAATAATAGGAGAGAATGATGTATAAATTTATTTTTAATTTTATAGAAACTAATAAATATGGAAGTTATTGGAATTATGAAACGAATAAGAGAAAAGTTGAAATAATTGCTAAAGATAAAAATGAAGCATTGCAAAAACTAGAAAAAATTGGAGTACATAATTATAAAAATTTGCAATGGGATGCAATAGAAATAATAGGAGATGATAAATAATGAAAAGTGCTAGAGAGTTATTTGAAGAACTAGGTTACGAATGTGATGAAAGTTGCGATGGTATTTTATATGCAAAATACACAGATAGTGATAGATGTGGCGTTGAACAACATTCAATAAGCTTTGACAAAGTAGACAAAACAGTTGAAAAATATGTTGGAGAAGCAGGATTTAGCCATAAATATTATAGAGCATATATTACTTTAAAAGAATTACAAGCCATAAATAAACAAGTAGAAGAATTAGGATGGAACAAATGATATATTACTTTATAGGTTTAAGCATAATATTGGTTATAAAATTATGTGGTGTAATTAAAAGAAATAACATACTAGAATACAAGTACAAAATAACAATGAATAATTTGTTAACTATGGCTAAAGTAATGGGTGATCCAAGATTAATTGAAGAGTTTGAAAAAAAATTAAAAAATTTATAAAAAAGTATTTACAAAGTATTTAAAAAGTGTTATTATATAACTGTAATAAAAAAGGAAAGGACAGAGAAAAAATGATATATTTAGAAATGAAAGAACAAACAATAAAAGATATTGAACTTATTACAGGAGAAACATTTAATAGAAAAGATAAACTAGTAGATATAAAAGAATTAAAAAATGCAATAGAAGATTTATTAGTTGAATATGATAAACTTCAAGAAAAACTAGAAGATGAAAAAGAACAAAGAGATAATTATTATAAGCCAAAAAGCAAATATGAAATTGTAGGAATGAATGAAAGGGATTTTTAAAATGGAAGATAAAAAGGTTTTAGAATTTATAAATAAAAATTATGAAGAAAAACATAAAGAATTTGTTAAAAATAATAAAAAGAAAAGAAAAAAAGAAATAATATGCACTCTAATATGGGTTTTAGCCTGCATAAGCCTTGTTTATATGTTAGGTAGTGTAATTAATCATGAAACCTTAAAAGACGTTGATACGTGTCTTAAAAATGGAAATAGTAAAGCATATTGTTTAAGAAATGCACAATAGATAAAAGAAAGTGAGGTGATGTAATTTGCTGGGGATAATAAGCATAGGACATCTAAAATTAAATAGAGGGGGTGATTAGATGAAGATAACTATGACATTTAAATTAGAACCTGAACTTAAAAAAGCATTAAATGATAATGCTAAAAAGTTAGGAATATCAAAATCATCATTATTGAGAATAGCATTAATAGAAAAATTAAATAAAATACAGAGGGAGAAATAAAAATGGAAGAACAAGAACAAGTACAAAATGGAAGATTTAATGTAGGGGATACGGTTGTATTAAAAAGTGCCGATGAAATAAAAAAAAGTTTTGGAGCTAGATCTTCTTTAGAAGTTTCATTTGAAATGTTAAACATGGCAGGTGGAGAATTTAAAATAAAAGAAGCAGAAGAAAGAACAGATGGAGATATCTATGGGATTAAAGATCCAAGCATGCCTACTACTTGGTGGTTCACAGGGGATTGCTTTGAAGTAGAAGAAAAAACTGATACCGATGAAACGGAAAGTGAAGAGAAAGAAATAAAGTTAGATGTTGGTGAACCAACTGATAAAGATATAGAAGAAATGATTTCTAAAGTAGATATAGAAACATTAAAAAATATATTTAAAGCACGAATTTATTATCAACAGGATTTATCAGTAGAAATAGATGACAAAAAAATACATAAAATATTAGAAATGTGGGCAAAAGCAAAATTTAGATTTTATGTATTATTAGGAAGAAAGTTGAAAGTTACAAAGAAAATTGAAGCAGAAAAAACAGATACTGAAATGAATGAATTTTTACATAATTTAGCAAATGAATTCCCACTTTATAATGATATAATATATAATTTTGGAAGACAAAGTTGGAAAGAGAATAGTTATCATGGAGAGTCAGGATTGTTTAATAGATGCACAAAAGTAAAACGTGGTATGAAAATAACAAGAATATTGGCACTTTATGGAAATAAAGATTTAGATATGGCTGTTTCTAAATTATATCAAACAAAAAATAAGGTTGATTTAAGTATATCTATTGACCCAAATGACTTTTTAACAACATCAATAAATAAGGCTTGGAGAAGTTGCCATAATTTTATAGATGGGGAATATAGAAATGCTGGTTATTCACTAATGTTAGATAAAACATCATTAGTAAATTATGTTGCAAAAGATAAAGATACTGAATATGTGTTTAGTAGTGTTCCATTTAAATGGAATAATAAAAGCTGGCGTCAAATGGCTTATATAAGTGAAACAAATTCAAGAATAGTTTTCTCTTTACAATATCCATATTCAGACGAAAAAATAAGTGAAAAAGTTAGAGAAATTTATGAAAAACTTATGTCAAAACAATTAGGTGTTGAAAATAAATGGTTAATTTCAAATAATACAAATGCAGTAAGTGTTTGTTATTATAATATGTATAATGATATTGGTAGAGTTGGATGCAAATCTATTATAAACAAATATGATGTTAATAAAATGTGTGGAATTACTACTGGAACATGTGATTTGCCTAAAATAAATGATTTAGATGATATAGTATGTGGGGAGTGTAATGATGTATGGAATTAAATGCTTTTAAAACTCTTTTAAAGATGGACCAAAAAAATTTAAAAAAGACATGTTTACTTTATTTAATAAATAAAAATTATGATGTTAAAATAGGTGATGGTTATGTATATGGCGAGGGAGATATTCCAGTTATGTTAATTGCTCATTTAGACACAGTCCATAAAACACAACCAGAAGAAATATACTTTGATGAAAAAGAAACAACTTTGTGGAGTCCACAAGGAATAGGTGGGGATGATAGATGTGGTGTTTATTCTATTATGGAAATATTAAAAACACACAAACCACATGTATTATTTGTAGAAGATGAAGAAATTGATAGCGTCGGAACAAGAAAAGCAATAAACAAATTAATTATGCCTGATGTAATGTTCTTAATAGAATTAGATAGAAGAGGAACTAAAGATTGCGTATTTTATGATTGCAACAACAAAGATTTTAAAAATTATATATCAAGTTTTGGTTTTGAAGAAAATTACGGAACATTTACTGATATAGTAGTTTTATCACAAAGATGGAAAATAGCATCAGTAAATTTAAGTATAGGTTATAATCGTGAACATACATTAGCAGAAACTATAAATATAAATGCTATGCAAAAAACGATTGATAAAGTAAAGAATATCTTAGATGATGTTGTAAAAGAACCAGAGTACTATGAATATATGCCATATGAATATAAATATAGCAAAATTGAAGATGAACCGTACTTACCAGAAGAAAAGGAAGAGGAGATTATTGATGAAATATAAATATAAAAGACAAAAAGCACAAATAAAATTTTATACAATGGCTAAAGAATTAGGCATTGATGAAAAAACTTATAAAGAAATAGAAGATGGAAAAAGAAACTTGGAGGGAAATATGCTAGACAAATTTATGAATATTTTAAAAAGAAATAAAGAAATTAATTTTAATGATGCAATTAAAGTAAACAAAATTAACAAGATGGTTGAAGATAAAACTTTAATGAAAAAAATAACAGACTTAGGATATACACAAAGAGAAGTTGCAAAAAAAATAGGAACTTCACAAGGAACTATTTCTTGCATGATTACAAAAACTAGACCTGTTAGTGATGAAACAAAAATTAAGTTATATGATTTTATTACCAATCCACTTAATAAAAAATTAGAAAGTGATAAAACACAAAAAGAAGCCGTTAAAGAAGAAAAACCAAATGAAACTATAAATACTAAAGAAAAGGAAGAAAAACCTTTAGATAAGGCTAAAAACACGGTTAAAAGTGATAATAAGAAAAAGGAAGCAGTTAAAATTGATGTAGAAGTTAAACTTAAGGACTTTGCCGTTGTAAAAGAAATGCAAGCAAAAATAGAAAAACAAGAAAAAAGAATTGCAACTTTAAAAAGAAGAATTATGCTTTATGAAAAATTAATAGAAAGATTATAAAGGGTAAATTTATTACCCTTTTTTTAAAAAAATTGTTTACTTTTGCATAGAAAAATAGTATAATTAAATTACTAAAAATAGAAAGGAGGTTAACATGTATGAGTTCCGAGATGATGTTGAATTAAACATCAATAAAGCAAAAGCAGGCAGAGAAATAGGAGTAACTAGAAGCCATTTAACAAATGTATTAAATAGAAAAAAATTATGTCCTAAAGTATTAGCATTTTGCATAACAAAGTATTTGAATGCAAATGCTGAAATACAAGAATACTTTATCAGAAAGGACAAATAGTAATGATAAGACAAGACAATTATATTTTAATACAAGGTTGGATGGTTAGCGACCTTAAATTAAAAGGCAATGAATTATCAGTTTTTGCTATAATTTATGGATTTAGTCAAACAACTAATCAGTATTATAGTGGAGGAATTGAATATTTAGCTGAATGGGTAAACTCTACGAGGCAAGGGGTGATGAAAAATTTAAAATCTTTGTTAAATAAAGGTTTTATTGAAGCAAAAAAAGATGGGAAATATATAAAATATAGAGTACCAGAACATGTAAACAAAGTTTACTTAATAGGTAAACAAAGTTTACTTGAAACAGGTAAACAAAGTTTACACAATAATATAATATATAATAATACTAATATAATAAATAATATAATAGCCTATTTAAACGAAAAAACAGGATGTAATTTTAGATCTACAACGCCAAAAACAAAAGCATTGATAAATGCCAGATTAAAAGAGGGTTTTAATTATGATGATTTTAAAAAAGTTATAAATAATAAAACTTGTGAATGGAAAGATAATGTCAAAATGTCTAGGTATTTAAGACCAGAAACTTTGTTTGGCACGAAGTTTGAAAGTTATTTAAATGAAAGAAGCACAGAACAATTACCAGAATGGTTTGGCAAAGATATCCAAAAAAAGGAGAGTGAATTAAGTTATGAACAACAAAGAGAACTTGATGAAATTGAAAGAGAGGCTTATAAATCATAAATCATTATTTCTAAAATGGGGAGAGTTAGATATAGTGTTAATTTGGGATAATGAAGAAAAATGTTATTTTGGGAAAACAGATGATATAGATGCTTGTAGATGGACAATAAAAACATTGTGGTGTATTGCAAATAGACAATGGGAAAATGCTAAATTATATGAAAAAAAAGAGGAGGAACAAAAATGTTAAATCAAATAGTATTAGTCGGTCGTTTAGTTCAAGACCCTGAAATAAAAAGTTTAGAAAGTGGAAAAAGAGTAAGTGATTTAATTTTAGCAGTACCAAGAAGTTGGAAAAATGTTGATGGAATTTATGAAACTGATTTTATACCAGTCAAATTATGGAGTGGTGTTGCCGAGAACACCGCAGAGTATTGTCATAAAGGTGATATGGTGGGAATAAAGGGAAGACTTCAAATGATAATAATTGGGGAAACAAACAAACAAAAATTAGAAGTAGTAGCAGAAAAAGTAACATTCTTATCAAGTGGTAAAAGTAAAGACAAAAGCATAAAATAGGAGGAATAAATGAACAAGCCAATAAAAGTAGAGGATGGGCAATTAATAATTGTAAAAGATACTATAAAGAAAATAAAAGATTTAGATAAAAAATCAAAATTGATATCAGAAAAATTAAAAAAATTCAAGGATGATATGAAAATATTAATGAAAGAAAATGGGATTATAGGTTATGAAAGTCCTGATAAAACTTTAAAAATAACTAGAACACCTGATACAACAACAACAGGATTTGATTTAGATAGCTTTAAAAAAGATTATCCTGATTTATATAAAAAATATTATAGCAAAGAAACAAGTAGAAGTGGTTCCGTAAGAATAACTGTAAGGGAGGAAAAGAAAGATGTTTAAAGAATTTTATGAAATAGATGTAAGTGATAAAATAGAACAAAAAAATGGATTAAATTATTTATCTTGGGCATATGCTTGGGCGGAAGTCAAAAAGATAGATGAAAGAGCGCATTATGACATTTTAAGATTTGAAAATAATTTGCCATATGTGTATGACGAACATACTGGATATATGGTATTTACAACTATGACAATAAATGGAATAACACATGATATGTTTTTGCCAGTTATGGATAGTGCAAATAAAACAATGTTAGCATATGAATATACTTACAAAGTAAAAAGAAAAAATAAAGATGGAAAAATTATAATAGAAGAAAAGGTAGTAAAACCAGCAACTATGTTTGATATTAATAAAACATTAATGAGATGTTTAACAAAAAATATTGCAATGTTTGGTTTAGGATTAAAACTTTATCAAGGTGAAGATTTGCCAGCTGTTACAACAAAGGAAGATGCTGAAAAAGTTATAGTAGGTTTTGGAAAACATAAAGGGAAAACACTAAAAGAAATTTTAGAAACAGATAAAAAATATATAGAGTGGTTAAGAGAAAAAACTACTGATGAAAATATAAAAGCAGGAATTGAATTATTATCCCCAGCATTAACAGAAGAAGAACAAAATGAGAATTTAGAAAAAATAGCAAGAATAAATGAGCTTGTGAAAGAAACAAATTCTGATTTTGAAAAAATAATAGAGGCTTTTCAAAAGAAAAGAAAAGGAATAAATAGTTTAAGTGATATGACAAATAAAGAATTAGATATTTGCATAAAAAAATTAATGGAAAAAGTAGGAGAATAAAATGGGAAATAACTTTATGACCTTTAATGAGGTACAAAAATATTGTAATGAAGTACAAAAATTTAAAGTTACTTGTAAATGTGGACACAGAGTGATGATACCTTATAATAAAGGTTCTAAAGTTTGTGGCTGGTGTGGACATAAAGTTTACAAAAATGGATTTGAGAAGTTTAAAGAAAGATTATTAAAAGAAATGAGGAAAAATTATGAATACAATAGCAATTAGTGGAAGATTAACTAAGCCAATTGAATTAAAATACACAATAAATAGCAAAGAATGTGTAATGAATGCAATAGCAGTGCAACGTGATTATAAAAATTCTGATGGAGAATATCCAGTGGATTTTATAAAAATAAATGTTTTTGGACCACAAGCAAAATATTTAGAAAAATATGCTGAAAAAGGTTCAAGGGTTTTAGTAAAAGGAAAACTATATACAGGATCATATGAAAAAGATGGAAGCAAAATTCCAACATCATATATAATGGTAGATTATATAGAAATATTTGACTTTGCTAAAAAGAATGAACAAAAGCAAACAGAAGTAATAAAAGAAACAAAAGAGGAAAAGAAAGGAATAAGTGACGACGTCTTTGCAGAATTTGGTAGCACAATAGAAATTGACGAAAACGAAGTCGCATTTTAGGTGAAAATATGAATTTTTTTAAAAAAACAAAAAAAGTATATGCAGGTAAAGTGTTTGAAGATGGAAAAATGGTAGAAAAATATAAAACAATAACTGTTATAAACGTACCAAGAATTGTAATGACAAGCATAATAGGTTTATTTTTATTAATAACTTTATTTAGTAGTTTTTCAACTATTAAATCTGGTGAAGTTGGTTTAAAAGTAAAGTTTGGAAAAATAGTAGATAGCAAGTTGGATGAGGGGTTTAATTTTAAAGTGCCTTATATTGAAAAAATAGTAAAAGTAAATATTAAAGTACAAAAAGCGGAAATTACAACAGAAAGTTCAACAAAAGATTTACAAATAGTTAATTCAACTATTGCAGTTAATTATCGTGTAGATAGTAGAAAAGCACCAAAATTATATAGAACTGTAGGAAATACTTATGAAGAAACAGTATTGCAGCCAGCAATAAAAGAAAGCATAAAGAGTGCTATTGCAAAATATAATGCAGAAGAGATAACTATTAATAGAAGTGCTGTTTCAAAAGATTGTTTAGAGCAATTACAAAATAAGGTTAAAAAATATGGAATTATTATAGAAGATTTTAATTTAACTGATTTTAGTTTTACAACCGAGTATACTAAAGCAATAGAAGAAAAACAAGTTGCCGAACAAAATTTAGAAAAATCTAAGTTAGAGGCAGAAAAGAAAATTGTTGAGGCAGAAGCAACAAATAAAGCAAATGAATTATTAAAACAGAATGTTAATAAAGAAGTTTTACAAAAACAATTCTTAGACAAATGGAATGGAGAATTGCCAAAGGTTACAAGCTCAGATAATTTATTTGATATAAGTTCATTTTTAGGTAATTAAAAGGAGTTAATATATGAAAGATAAATTATATTTATTTAACCCTTTCCGAATAAAGCAAATGAGTGATAATCAGTTAAGAGATGCTTATAATGAAGTATTCAAAGATTTATTAAATGAACCAAATACAATGTATGAATATGCTCACAATATAGAAATATATTCTAATTTAAATTATATTATAGGTGAGATAATTGCAAGATTAACAGAAGATTTGATAAATTTAAAAACAGATATACAAGTTAAAAGTGCAATTAAATGTGTAGAAGAAAGAAAAGATTGGAATACAGAGCGTGATGGAAAACAGCCTGCTATGTCTTATTTTGAGGCACTAGGAACGAAGTTTTGTGAAGATGAAATAAAATTATTAGCAAAGAAAGAATGCGCCTTAAAAAGGTTTAAAAATGCGTATAATAGCACAGAAGAAAAAATAAATGCTTTAAAGAAAAAACAAGAAAGCATAAAATTTGAGGAATTTAACCAATGATGAATTTTACTTTAATTGATGGCACTTTAAATGTTTTTGGGTTTAATATAGAAGTAGAAGAAACAGTAACACCAAATGGACATTATGTTAGCTTTGAATTACCTCATTATGTTTTAGTAAATGAATATGGAAATAACCGACCTACAATGAAAGATTTTACAAAGATATACATAAATAATAACCCATATCGTTTATATAGCATAAATCATAGTTACGATACAACAGAATTGGGATATGTATTAGAATGAAGAATTTAATTTTAGAAAATAATAAAATATATCTTGGTGGTAGGAATAGAAGAGTTGCCTATAAATTATCAAGCATAGGGAACCTTATTATTAGGATTAACGTATCTGCTTCCTATCTTAGACAAAATTTAACTTCATTAATGAACGATGGCTGTGTATATATTAATAATGAATTATGTGTTTTTAAAAGTGTAGTATTATTTGGTGATGATTTATATATAGAATATGAATATGTAAGTTGAGGTTATAATACACATGGAAAAAATAGAAGAAATTAGCATAATGAAAGATAACCCTCCATACTATAGAAATTTTAGGTTTTATGGTAGTGAAAGACACGAGATATTTGAGGGAAGAACAGGTAATAGAGATAAATCTATTGAAGATGGATTGATTATATTTCTAACACCAGAAAATCATAGAGGAAATGGTTCTATACATTTAAACCCTAAAAAGTGGGAATGGTTAAAAGAAGTCGGTGAAAGAAGATGGTGTGAATATTATAATAAAACACCAGAAGATTTTAGAAAAAGATATGGCAGGAATTATATAGACTAGACAAAAAAAGTCTAGTTTTTTATTAAAAAAGTATTTACAAAGTATTTAATATATGTTATTATATAATTGTAATAAAAAAAGGAGGAATGAAAAAATGAATATGAAAATAGAACAATTTATTGAATATTTACACACAACAAAAGGTTATACGATAGAAGAGGCTAAAGAAATAGCTAAAATTTATTATTAAAAAATAGGAGGTTAATATGAAAAGAACAACAAAAAACAAAAAGTTATATTTAAAAGAAAAAATAATGGAAACTTTCAATTTACAATTAATAAAATATAAAAGGGAAATTAGGAAATTGGAAAAAACAGTAAAAACATTAACAAAAGAAAAAGAAGAAGCAGAGAAAAATAATGAGTTCTTATTTGAAGAGAATAAAACATTAAAAACACGCTTACGAAAAAAGATGAGAAAAGAAAGTGAGGCTAAAAAGTTAAAATGAGAAATTTAATAATTTTAAGAGGAAGCCCTGCTAGTGGAAAATCAACTTATATTAAAGAACATAATTTAGAAAATTATACGTTAAGTGCAGATAACATAAGATTATTATTTGAAAGCCCTATAATAGTTCCTGATAAATTACATAGAGTTATAAGCCAAAAAAATGATAGTTATGTATGGGCATTATTATTTGAATTATTAGAAAAAAGAATGGCACGTGGAGAATTAGTTGTTGTAGATGCAACGCATAGTCGTTCAAGTGATTTTAGTAGGTATAATAAATTATGTGAACGTTATAGATATAGAAGATATTATTTAGATTTTAGTGATGTTTCGATAGAAGAATGTAAAAAAAGAAATTCTTTAAGAGAAGATTATAAAAGAGTTCCTGAAAGTGTAATTGATAAAATGTATTCAAGATTAAGAACACAAGGGAAAACAAGTGGTTGGGTTAAATTAAATAAAGAAACATTTCCAGAAGAAATTGAAGTAAAATTATTTGACCTTAATGCTTATAAGAAAATACATATTTTTGGGGATATACACGGATGCTATGAACCATTAAAAAAATATTTTGAAGATAATCCATATTCGCAAGATGAAATGTACATTTTTTGTGGAGATTATATAGACCGTGGCGTTCAAAACAAAGAAACAATGGAATTTTTATTAACTTTATATCAAAATAAAAATGTTTTGTTTTTAGAGGGCAATCACGAAAAGTGGATGAATTATTATGCACTAGATGAATTAGAAAGAATAAAATCTAACCAGTTTTTAAAACATACAATATTTGAGTTAGAAAGTTTACAAAAGAAAGAATTAAGAACATTTTATAGAAAGTTAGGACAATTGGCTTATTTTGAATATGATGATAATAAGTATTTAGTTTCTCATGGTGGGTTAAGTTTTATGCCTAGTGATTTACAGAATGTGGCAACCGAACAATTAATAAATGGTGTTGGTGATTATAATGTAGACATTGATGATGTATGGGCTAAAAATTATAAAGATGTTATTCAAATTCACGGACATAGAAATACGTTTGAAATAGATGATGTAGATAATAAGTCATATAATCTTGAGGGAAAAATAGAATTTGGTGGTAATTTAAAAGTTTTACAACTTGAAAAAGGTCAAAAACCAAAAATAATAAAAATAAAAAATGATGTGTTTGGCAAAAAAATAAATGAAGAAGAACAACCTAAAAAAATATTAAAAGAAATACCTATTATAGAACAATTAAGATTATCTAGTGACATTAGAGAAACAGAATTAGATGATAATATAAGTTCTTTCAATTTCACACATAAAGCATTTTATAACAAAAATTGGAATGATTTAACTTGCAAAGCAAGGGGATTATTTTTAGACACAAATAGTGGTAAAGTAGTAGCTAGAGGATATGAAAAGTTTTTCAATGTTAATGAAAAAAGAGAAACAGAATTAGAACATTTAATAGCCACGTTTAAAGGTAAAATAACGTGTTATAAGAAAGAAAATGGTTTTTTAGGTATAATGTCTTGGGTAAATGGAAAACTCTTCATGGCAAGTAAATCTACAAACGTAGGAACATATGCGGAATATTTTAAAAAGATTTATGAAGAAAGTAACATTGATAAAGAAAAATTAGAAGATTATTTACAAAAAAACAATGTATCATTAACTTTTGAAGTAATAGATATAGAAAATGATCCACATATAATTGAATATGATAAATCTAAAATTGTTTTATTAGACATTATATATAATGATTTTGAATTTAAAAAAGCACCTTATAAAGAAGTGCAAAGACTAGCCGAATTGGTTAATTGTGAATGCAAAACCATTTATAAAGAATTTGATAATGTAAGAGATTTTCATAGATGGTATTTAGAAAACACAGATGAAGAAGATTTAAGTAAGGATGACATAGAGGGTGTTGTTATTGAAAACAATAACTTTATGACCAAGTTAAAATTTCCATATTATAATTTTTGGAAGTTAATGAGAAGTGTAAAAGATAAAGTTTTACACAAAAGAGAGGTTAAGTTTTCAAGGTTATATAATGCAACATCTAACTATTTTTATGCTTGGTTAAAGCAACAAGATGAAGAAACATTACAAAAAGATATAATTACATTAAGAAAAATGTTTTATAAAGAAAAAGGAGAATAAATGAAATACCATAATGTTAAGGTTATGGTTAACGGTATAAAATTTGACTCAAAAAAAGAAGCACGAAGATATAAAGAATTAATGTTATTAAAAAGAGCAAAAGTTATAGACAATTTAGAATTACAAAAACCTTTTATATTACAAGAAAGTTTTAAGAAAAATGGAAAAACATATAGAAGTATCACATACAGAGCAGATTTTTATTATTATGATAATGAAAAGAAAAAGTGGATAGTTGAAGATACTAAAGGTATGCGTACAGAAGTTTATAAAATAAAGAAAAAATTATTTGAATATAAATACCCTGAATTAGAAATTTTGGAGATTTAAAAAATAGTTGAAAATATTTACGAAGTATGATATACTAAAAATGAAAACTGTTAGTCTTTGTTTTTTCAGAACTTTCCTTAACACTTTTTTTAGAAAAAGCATAGATTTGTAGACAGTGAGTTCAATGCTTTTAAAAAGGAGGTACAAGTAGAATAATGCTTAAAAAGTGTTGTTCTGCCTTTTTTTGTGAAAAATGATAGATTTACAATTGGGAGAATTAGGAATTATAGCCATAATAATAATAGTATTTATGTTTTTTGTAAAATGGGAGAGAGATAGATGAAAGATTATGGACTAATTGACTATGAGTTGTTATTTTCTACTTATAAGGAATTTAAAGAAAAGAAAAAAAAGATATATGATAGTTATATAGGAATGACTACACAAGAAAGAGCTATTTACAGGATGTATGTGTATTCAAGACCTTTATTAACAGAAAAACAGAAAGATTATTTATGGGAAGAAATGAATAATTTTATGATAATGGTAGGAGGGCTAAATGGAGATAATTAATAAAAAAATATCATAATTAAAACCATATGAAAACAATCCAAGAGATAATAGCAAAGCTATAGAAAAAGTTGCTGAAAGTATAAAAAATTTCGGATTTAAAGTACCTTTAGTAATTGATAAAAATAATATAATAGTAACTGGTCATACAAGATATTTGGCCAGCAAGCAATTAGGATTAAAAGAGGTACCTTGCATAATAGCAGATGATTTAACAGACAAACAAATAAAAGCATTTAGATTAGCGGATAATAAAGTTAGTGATTATTCTATATGGGATAATAAAAAACTTTTAGAAGAATTAGAAGAACTTAATTTTGAAATATTTACTGGATTTGATGAAAGCGACATCTTTAATGATATAAAATTAACCGAAGATTTAATAGAATTAGATGAAAAGAATAACACTCCATTAATAGAAAATGAAGAAGGAGTTGTTTATACAATTCAAATTAAAACTCAGAACAAGGAATTAGCAGAAAAAATAAAGGAATTAATAAATGAAGAATAATAAGATTTTAGTTGTAGAAATATCTGGCAAACGCCCAGGTGATAAAACAGCAAGACCTACTGAAAAAATGAACATAAAATATGATAAAGTTATTATTTCTAATAATTCTGAGGGCTATGATACTAATTGGGATATAATAAATGTTCCTAAAGATTATATGGAATGGTATCAAAAAAATATAAAGAACTCCGATAATGCTTGGTATGCGCCAATGAATAGAAGCTATGCTATAAAATATGCAAAAGAACACGGATATGAATATTTAATACAATTGGATGATAATATTACTATGTTACAAATTGCTTATATTGTGAAAGATTATATTACTGATAATTTACAATATAAAAGAACTTATAGAGCAACATCACAAAGTGGTGATGGAAGTGACATGATAAATGATTTTATAGATATTCTAGTAGAAATGTTGAAACAAAGTAATGCAGGAATTGCAGGATGCAATATGAGTGGGGCTGCTATACCTGCTGATATATTTTTATCTGAAAGATATTGTTATAGTTTATTTGCATTAAAATTAAATGTTATTCCAGACAATTATCATGGAGATTTTGAAGATGACATAGAATTTAGGTTAAAATTAAATCAAATGAATATACCTGTGTTACAAAATGGAATACTAATGTATGGTAAAACGGCTCAGCAAGTAAATAAAGATTTAACAGGGTGCAGGGCTGAATATTTAAAGGCTGGAGTTAAACGAGGCGAACATATGAGAAAACTTTATGGGGATGTATATAGCGCAGGTATGAGTAGCCGCTCCAATAGAGCAGGCAAACAAGATATAACGGATACAATGTATTTCAGACACAAACTAAAACCAATAAAATTAGGTGTTTTAATAAAAAATGAAAAAATACTAAATAAAAAAATGATAAACTTATTTAAAAAATATAAAACTAAAAAAGAAACTGAAATAAAAATAAAAGAAGAGGTAA